GGCCACTGACAAAACACAACCATGTGTCGTCCGACCATATACGTTTCCAGGCATCTTGTTGCGCCATGTGGAAAGGGCCAGTTGCACAAATGAAGTGGGGATCTACGGATGATATTGCTCTAGCTGCCTTGTCCTTCTCACCTAGTGGTGAGCGATAACATAAGTTTTCTTTCTTGAGGAACAAGCTGCGAGTCGTCCATTTTTTAAGCTTATCTGGTGTAAGAACGTCATCAGGGTGGAAACCATCAGCAAGCATCTCGGCCATAGTTGCGGAGAGGACTTTTTTTACTGAGACAGAGGCGTTACTACGTTCTAAGTACACCTCCCAACTTACAGGCTTAACTTTTTTAACTTTGTGGTTCATATAAGCGTGAAAATTTTTCTTACAGTAGGCTATAAATTCGGCTAGCACTGTTGGTTTTGCTACTGGTGTCTCAACGACAACCCGAGTCATCATCGTGGCTTCTTCGTTCTCCATGGTATTATCATAACAAACTGGACGATAAGGATGATTGAAGGCATATGCGTGTTGGCGCCCTGGGGTTCTACGTGGTCGCACCTCATGTGGATAGTGGTAACCAGATTTTCTCTTAACTGCCATCCGTTTAGATGGAGTCCAGTCTGAAAATGGATAAGTCGCCCATCCTGTATAGGGTGGTAGAGCAGGGCCAGGATTTGGTTCCACTCCTTGTTCAGTGAGATCGCGGGCATGTGGTTCATAGGTGCTACTGAGTAAAGGTTCTTGAAGATTGAATGGAGCATTTATAACCTTACGTTTAGCATACCATTTTGCTAGTAGCCCTCGCCAAGTACTTTGCTTACGTATGGGGGCTATAACAGTACAGTTCTTACCATAAATGCTGTCAACACTAGGGTTGAAAGCGAAAGAACTCTTGGTTGACCGTGCAGTTTCCTGGCGCTTGTGGGGCTGTGCTGGCTTGTCAGCAGGAGGCATCTGTTGGTCCTTAGGTGAATCTCGGAACATGCGGAGCGGATTCTTAAAATCACCGTACATGGACACATCAGGGTCAATAGGACGCTGTTTTGGACCATACTGTGGGAAGTAGAGTTGTATGGGAGCCATATTCAGTCTGCGTTTCCGGTCAGGTTTCAATCCATGTATTATGCGTTCAGTCTGCATGAAGTGATCAACATTAGGTTTCACACCGAAGCTGCGCAGATTTCCCAACACTTTGTTATGGTCACTGTAACACAACAAGTTGAAGTTTCGTCTGACAGTTTGTAGACATGTGCAGTGATCAGGTTCGACCTGGTCCATGGATGGCAAATATTCAGGGTTATCACATTCCATGCGTTTGTAACCGGGT